TGGAAGATTGCCAGAAAGGGGGTCTGGATAGGCATTCAACCTACATCCTTCAAACTCTTTAATAAGTTTGATACCAGATGCTGGAAGATCATCACCACCAGATGCTGCAGCGGCTGGAGCAGCTGCTACAGCACTATTCTTTTTTCCTCTATAAATCTCTGCCCACTCTGCATTATCTTCTAGAAATTTAACTGGAAGATGGTCTTCCATCCACTGAACACCCTTTACATGGTTGGGGTTTTTTTCATCATAATACTTGAAGAAATTGTGTAAATCTACTTTTGCCATTGTACTATCTCCTATCAGTGAAAGATACGACCCCAGCCATCGTTGCCGCCTGGGCACCAACGATACTTAAGAACTGCTTTGGTGTAAATGGTCTTTTTACCATTTTCTACTGGACCAGTATAATTATCATTCAATGATCCATAGGGGTCATTAATATAATAACCTTTACCATCTGGAGTAGTTCCAATGACTACAACCATGTGCCCACCAGTAGGTGCAGATAAAGAACCGCGATGTAAAATACCAATAACGACAGGTTTGCCAGCAGATAAACTCTTATCAATATCAGAAAAAGAAAGATTGTAGCTAAAGTGTGACTTAACACCATAGCTTTCAAGAACACGGGTTTGAACTGCGTGATCTGTTGAGTCTCCAATTGCAAATACTTTTTGAACATAGGCATCATCGCCTTTGGCTCCTTTTAAAGTGCCTGGTTTTAAAAACTCAAGACACATGGCGCAACTAGAACTGTTACAAGTTCTATGAGCATCTCTATAATTATCTACCTGATTGAAATAAGGGACTGCAAGAACCGCAGGTGTTGGTGGTTTAGTCCTGAAAATTTGTACCCAATCAGTTTCTGAATCATCCATGTATTCAGCAGGAAGGTTATCCTCTAACCATTGAACTGCTGCCACATGATTTGGATTCTTTTCATCATAATACTTAAAAAAGTTATGAAGATCTAAAGTCATTTTCTTCTCCTATAAACTCTAATGAAAAAATATCATGATCAGGAATATCTGGATTCAACCATTCACTAAACTCTGATTGAATTGCCTGAGCATCTTCATAGTCCTTTTGATCACAGAGAGAATGAATACGATCAACTGCCCAATCATGTGATGTCCGAAGGGTCTGTTCCAGGGTAACCATCAAAATAATCCTTCCTAAAGTATCTGGAGAGTATGTTACTATTATAGTATGCAGGAACTCCAGAGTCAAGTGCTTCGGTCAGCACATTATTTAGGAAAAGTTGTCTTGTCTCTTCAAAATTGCATTTGCCCTTGGTCTTATGCAAAGATAATATTTTTCTTTGGAAACATTCTTTACCGTATTTTTTTACATCTTCTTTGAGTTCTGGACAAGATCCGTAGTATTGCTTCCAATCAGACTCTGATTTAACTTTTCTAGATTTTCCCTTTGGTGTGCGGAATGACCAGAAATATTTTCTACCAATGTAACTACGCCCAGTTGTAGTGCAGTGAATATGATAAACAAAACCAAACCAATCTTGAATATGAGAAAACTCAAATACTTCTCCATCGTATATCCAAGGGTTTTCATAGCTCATATAAAGTAATCTTATGAGCTATTATTTATCTTTAACCGGGACAAACCTAGTCTAGCAATAAAAAAGGGGGTTTGTCAACCCCCTTTGAGTATTATTTAAGTTTTTATCAACCTTTATATTTTGATTTTGCCTTTGCTTTTGCTGCTTCACCTTCTGGATCTTTCTTATACTTATCCAGCACATCTCTAATTTTCTCATTATTGGAACTACCAGCAGCTTCTCCAGTCTTCATATGAACATAATATCTTCTATTCTGCATTTTTTGAGTTGGAAGAGGTTTGTGAGCTTCAACAATATCTTGAATGATTTCAGCATCTAACTCCATCATGACATAATGCGCTTCTTCTAAGGTGTCTACGTGCCCGTTGTCGAAGAGATACTCAAGAACGAGGTCATAGGCATCAACTCCTTCCCAAAGGGGCTTATCTCTTGGAGCGCCACCTGCACCTGCTGGTTTTACTTGAGGTTGTTGCTTCATAGCAGCAAGTTTATTAGTTTGAGTAGCAACGCTTCCAGAAGCAGCAGGAGAGGTGCTAGGAGCAGCAGCAGTTGCTTGAGCAGTGGTTGCAGGACGAGGAGTAAATGCTGTTTGTGGTCTTGATGCTGCTGCTACTGTACGACCTAATGTAGAAGTTGCAGGCGCTGCTGGAGCACTTAGAGACGCTGCATTTCTTTGTTTTTGAATATCACCATAACCAGATTGTCCTGGTTTTACTTTAGCAGCAAGATCTGAATGTGCTGCTGCCCATTGTTGCATCGGAGAACCTGCTGGTTTTGCAGATGCTGCTGGTTTGGTTGGAAGAACTTTAGGACCTCCAGTAGTACCAGCACCACCAGCGGGAGGACGAGCACCACCAGCGGGAGGACGAGCACCACCAGCGGGAGGACGAGCACCAGAGGAACCGGTGCCAGATTTCAAACGAGAATTATGTGCTGCAAGTGCATCATTATAATTTGCATACATCTTACCATCAGAAGATGACTTATATTTGGCAGGTGCTGCAGGTTTTGCTGCCTTATCTCCTTGCCCTGTTACTAATCCCTTTACAAAATTTCCAGCATCTCTAACTGGAGAAGATATTGCCCTTGAAACAGCATTAGATGCTCTTGCAATAGGATCCTTGGATGTTGTTTTTTGTCCTGCATATCCTTGATATTGGGCTCCTGCAATATCAGCCGTAGCATTAAGTCCCCGTTTAACAGCACCTCCAATCATATTTCTAGCAGCAACACCAGCATCAGCGGCGCCTTCATTTAATTGCTCTTGCTCAGAAGCAACAATACTTTCATATAAATTTGCAATTTCATTCAGGTTATTTGAAGAAAGAGTCATCTTGCTAATACGTTTTACTTTCTTTTATTTATAAAAAAAGAGGATCCGAAGACCCTCTTTATCAAAGTTGGAATCTCACTATTCAACTTCAGTCTCATAATAATTTACAATTTAAAATTAGAAAAATGATTTGATGTCATATCTTGCTTTAATCCACCAATAATATACGTTTCTTGCTCCGTTTCTTGAGGTGCCACTTGAAGTCCCTTAGAGGAAATCCAATGCTCAGTCCAAGGAAGTGGATTGTTCTTTGCTGGAATATCATAAAGAGGACGAAGACCAATCGCTTTCATACGACGATTAGCAATCCACTCAACATATTGCTGAAGAAGTTTATCATTCAGACCAATCATAGAACCATCCTTGAACAGATACTCTGCCCAAAGTTTTTCTTGATTCACAGCATTCTCAAAGGTCTTGTAGACCCACTGCTCCTCTTCCTGTGAGATTTTCTTCATATCGGGGTCATCACCTTCTTTCCACTTATTCAGAATGTTCTGAGTGATGACCAGATGCTGATTCTCATCACGAGCAATCAGTCCAATGATTTTTGCACTTCCTTCCATAAGTTTGAGTTCGCCAAATGCAAAACTGCAAGCGAAACTGACGTAAAAGCGAATACCTTCAAGAATATTAACGTTTGCAACTGCTCTGAAAAGTTTGCGTTTGAGTTCATATCTTTCTGCTTGTGCGTAAGGAACTTGTTCTTGGGCATGTTTCCAAAGTTCAGAAGTTCCATAATGTTGAGCACTATTGATAAAGTCATTATATGCTTCAGTTACACTCACAGCGCGTTCAAGAATACGATCATCTTTAAGAATCGTATCAAACACATCCGAAGGGTCTGAATAAACATTCTTGATGATATATGTGTATGAACGGGAGTGGATCATTTCCATAAACTCCCAGACCTTCATACACGCTTCCAGTTCGGGAAGTGAGCAGTATGGAGCAAATGCCATACCAGGTCCACGACCTTGAACACTATCAAGCATAACTTGATATTTTAGATTAGAAGTAAAGATATGTTTTTGTTCTGGACGAAGAGATTGATAATCTCCACGGTCTTTTTGTAAGGAGACCTCCTCGGGTCTCCAAAAGTATCCTAATTGTTGAGTTGTAAGTTTTTCGAAGATGGGATATTTGTAAGAATCATATCTCTGAATTCCTAATGGTTGTCCAAAAAACATTGGTTGTTTTTTAGTATCAACTTCTTGAGAGTTGAAAACGGTCATTTGATTAATCACTTTTGCATCCTCTAAACCTGTTTTAAATCTTACAAGACTCACAATCTTCCTCCTCCGAATTTAGAATATCGTTAATTAAATCATCAACAGATGGTTTGGATTCCTCCACTTCATCTGTTTTAATATCGTAAGTATTTTGGTAGTAACTGGTTTTCCAACCGTACTTATATGTAGTCAACAGGTCCTGTGCCATTACACTAACAGGAACTTCATTATTGGGATAATTTTCTGGATTATAGGACCAGTTTCCAGAAATCGCTTGATCAAAGAATTTCTGCATAACTGCAACAATATTAATATACCCAGTATTGCTAGGCATATCCCAAAGAAGCGTATAATTGTTCTTAAGAGTTTGATACTGAGGAACAATCTGCTTGAGTGGACCTTTCTTCGACTTCTTAACGGACAAGTATCCGCGAGGTGGTTCGATTCCGTTGGTTGCATTTGACACAACGGAACTGCTCTCCGATGGCATCTGTGCGGACAATGTTGAGTTCCGTACACCATACTGGAGCACTTGCTGTCTAAGACTCTCCCAATCATACTTCAAATTATTTGAAACGATTTCATCGACATCTTTCTTGTAAGTATCTATAGGAAGAATACCTTGCCCGTACTTAGTTCGTTGCGAATATTCACAAGCACCCTTTTCCTTAGCAAGATTGACAGTTGCCTGAATCAGATAATATTGGAATGCTTCGGTCAGGTCATGAACTAATTTCCAAGCACCAGGATCATCGTAGTGCTCCCCGTGCTTGGCAAGATAATGAGCAAGACCAATATAACCTACTCCAAGTGAGCGACGTGCTCTGGTGGCGATTTCTGCTGCTCTAACGGGATATCCTTGAAAATCAATGAGTTCATCCAAACTGCGAACAGCAAGATCACAAAGAACTTCAAGATCCTCATTGGTCTTAATTTTACCAATATTAATAGCAGAAAGGATACAAAGAGCAATTTCACCATCAGGGTCATCGATATGTTGAATTGGTTTGGTAGGAAGTGTAATCTCCTGACACAGATTGCTCATCTCAACCTTATCCAAAAAGGATGAGTGAGAATTGCAATGGTCAATATTCATAATGTAAATACGACCAGTCTCAGCACGTTCTTTTAGGAGGTCCAGAAAGAGTTCTTGAGCGCCAATAGTTTTTCTTGGAACAGATGCATCTCGTTCATAACCCACATAAAGGTCGTCAAATCTATCAGTGCCAAAAGCATCATACAGACCAGGAACGTCGTGTGGAGAGAAGAGTGTAATTTCTCCATTTTGGATGAATCGTTCATAGAAGATTTTGCTGATTTGGATACTGTAGTCTAACTTACGAACACGATTATCTTCGGTTCCTTTGTTATTTTTTAATACTAAAATATCACTTATTTCTTGGTGCCAGATTGGGAAGTGTACAGTTGCGCTTCCACCTCTGATGCCATTTTGTGTACAGCATCGGACAGTTGCTTCAAACTTCTTGAGGAATGGGATAACCCCAGTATGAGCAACTTCTCCGCCTCGGATTTTGCTGTTGATACCACGGATTCTGCCTGCGTTGATACCGATTCCCGCCCTTTGAGCAACATAGCGCATAATAGCCAGGTCGCTACTACCGATACTATCGAGGGTGTCATCAACATCAACAAGAACACAACTAGCGTATTGTCGCAGTGGTGTCCTAACTCCTGCCATGATGGGAGTCGGAATGTTGATTTTGTGCTTGCTGATTGCGTCATAGTACTTCCTCACGTAGTCTAGACGTGTTTCTTTGGGATACTTTGAAAAAATTGTCGCCGCAATCAATAGGTACATAAATTGTGGCGTTTCGTAAAGTGCCCCAGTGCTCCTATCCTGCACAAGATATTTATCAACTACCTGACGAAGACCAGCATAGGTAAACAGATAGTCACGACCATGATCAATAAATGATTGAAGTTTTTCAAACTCCTCAACGTTATACAGAGATAGAATCTCTGCATCATAAACACCCAATTCTACACATTTTTGAGTATGTTGAAGCACCGTGGGGCACTCATGCATACGACCAAACAATTGCTTACGAAGCGCAAATAGAAGCAAACGAGCAGCAACAAATTGATAATTAGGGTGCTCAAGATCAATTAGGTCTGATGCAGAACGAATCAGAATCTCTTGAACTTCTGCTGTTGTAATTCCATCATAAAATTGAATACCAGACTGCATCTCAACTTGTGATGCAGAGACTCCAGCAAGGTCTTTACATGCCTCTTCAACCATCAAATGAAGTTTATTCAGATTGAGGCTTTCAATTGACCCATTCCTTTTAATTACGTTTGTTCCGTTACTCATACCTTCTTCCATTCATTGAATTTAATTTTTGCTTCTAGTGCTTTATATGTATTTGATTTTAACACATCCATAACAGAAAGTCCAGAGAGCACCATATCATTAATATCCTTTTCAGTAATTGACCTTGGCCAAATTACTACTTTCTCACCTCTATCGATGAGTTTTGAGATCCTGTTACAGATTTCTTTGTTCCTAGGTTCATTATCAAGAACGTACACAATATCGTTGCCCAAATCAAGACTATCGAGTAAAATATCCGATCCGCACATTGCGATGGCATTTTTGACAAACGTTGAATCAAATGGACCTTCTGTGACGTAGATTGTTTCATTTTTGTTTACTCCTTCTAATCCATAGACTTTGGGGATACTTTCATCTAAAATCACTGTAATATATTTAACATTGCTAGGACCTAATGCTCTTCCTTGGAATCCAAAGATTTCACCTTCGCTAGTGTATAGTGGTATGACTATACGACTTTCATCTCTTACAATTCTACTAAATGTGGGTTTTTGAGTATTAGTCCATTCTTGGAATTTGTCAGCAAAGTAAAACTTATCAGGATTTATAAGTCTCTTTTCAAGATATTGTTTAGAAATAGGGTTCTCAGATGCCTTTGGTAAGTCTAATCTTTTTTTAAAAGATGGTGTTACAAACTGAAAAGTAGGTTCCTCAACCACAAAGTTTCTACCCGTATGACCTTCTTTGAACTTCTCAAGTGTATATTGCTTATGAAGAACAGGATCTAACTCTTTGAGAAAGTTATTAAAGGATAAACTAGCACCACAATTGTGACACTTAAAGTTTGTATTATTTTTTACGGGATAGATATATCCTCTTGTTTTGTTCTTGTTCTTCTGGGAGTCCCCACAGATAGGGCAACGGAAGTTGTAGAGATCCGCTTTAACCCTTTTAAATTTTTGAAGACGCGAAGATACGAGTCCAATGTACTTGGAATCAATCAAATCCATTATAAAAGATTACTTTCCTTGCTCTATTGTAACCTGAGATGATGGGCGTGTCAAGAGGGAAGTTGCTGTTGGAATGACTCCGATTAAAAATACAACTATCGCAATTGCTCCAACCGCCTTCCATTTGAACTGAGATATTGCTTCTACCTTTTCTTCTAAATTATCTATTCTTTCTCCAAGTTTTCTACTAATTTCATCATGCTGTTCTCTTGAAGATTTTTTAATATCTTCAATCATTGATACAATTAAATTATCAGTTCGATTACACTGCTCAATTTTTTCATTGTGAACTGCAAGCATTTGACTAATATTTTGACTTGTTTCACCAATCTTTTGAATTGCAGTATCAATACGTTCCATCATCTGCTCATAAACATTAATGCGCTCTTCAAGGAGTGCTATTTTTGTTTCAGTAGATGATGTTGGAAACATTGTTCTAATTATTGCAGTGGTTTTCTTCTTTGCATCTTTGCAAGATTCTTAAAGAAGGGATTCCAATTTCTTCTTCTTCCTTTTCTCAAATCAACTGGGGGTTGATCAGGTGGCAATCCTGCTATATTTCCACTAGATGCATTATTTGTAGGAGCACCAGAAACTGCACCAGCACCCATACCATCTTCACGTAATTGGTGAACTATATCAATAATTTTATTTATTTTTCTTTCCATCAGATTGCTTGCAATTGAGATAAACATTCATAATCTTGCTCTATATCATGAATTTGTGTTCTCGGATATTCTGGCAATCTATTCAGAAAAAGAAGAAAACTTTTAATAGATGGCCAAAGTTCACTTTCTAAATTATAAAACAATAAGGGAACAGCAGCATCATTAAAGACATTAAAAAGAATTGTCAGGTGATTGAGAATCAAATGAGTCTTCAATTCACCTGTATTTTTATATCTTTTTAATAATCTTTTTACATAACGAATTCGTTTCAAATCGGATTCAAAATCCTCCATTGTTACTGCTTGAGGATTATCGTAAAATTTTATAGCAAATAACAAATAATTATTTTCATTCAATTCATCAAATCTCATATCATGCTTTAATTGTCAAAGTAGTCGTTCCAATACCAACCCCAGAAGTTGTTCCAGCGCCAGCGATATTTTTAACTAATCCATTAATAACTTTATCTACATCGGCACCACCAGAGAAATCAGTAATTGTTCCGACTACTCCGTTTGCTGTAGCAATTCTCAAAACAGTTCCAATACCAGTTGAAGGTACAGTGAAAGCAAAAGCAATTCTATTGGTTACTTGCCCGTTAAAAGTAATTGCAGTTTGCCCTAAACCAGGAACATTAAGTTGAACTGGAACTCCAGTAGAAGCAGCAGTAGCAACAATATTTGCACCAGTAGAAGGAGTAATCAGAACTGTTGCACCAGCACTACAATAAACTGCTTCATTCCAAACAACATGAACATATCCAGTAGTTCCTGTACCGATTCCAGTAGTTCCGCCAGCACCTATACTGATTGGTGAGGCAAAGTTTGGATCTTCAAAGAAAACCGCAATTGGGGTTGCTTGACCTAAACCAGTCGTACTTGTTCCAGCACCTGATGTATTCAATCCAATAACAGGAACTAAAACGGAATCCCAATAGCGAGTAGAAATTCCAGAATGATGTGTACTCTTATAATGTCTTTGAATCCATCCACGATTATCGGCAAAACAGTTATAAGGACTTCTATTTCTATCAGTTGCTTCAAAAAGACCAGTGGCAGAAGAATACTTACCCAAATACTTGGGAATAGCATAATTATTAGCAGCAGTCTCGGCGTTTGTTGAAATGCCCCAAAGAGCCATGTTTCTTACCTATAATTCTTTTTCTAGTAATATTTATAAAAAAAGGAGACCTTTACTTTTGGTCTCCTTTACGATTTAGAGTTAAAAACTCAGGGAGTTAAATCCTTAGCACCTTTTGCTTTCAGTTGCCCTTGAACTTGAAGAAGAATGAGTGAAAGAATACCGTTTGATTTTACCTTTGGGTTTGCTCCAAGTGCTTCTGAAACTGCAAAAAGAACAGTTGCGATAAGTGCTTGATTAGCGATTGCCCATGCGATTACAGCTGACATAATAACCTCTTGTGAAGAGTATCCTGTCTTATTTATTACATGAAGTTCTTTTTACCACCATACTTAGCCATTACCATAGCAATCGCAGTCTTATTAACATCTTTTACTTTTGGTTTTGGTTTTTTCTTAGGTCCAGTAGGAGCATTAAGTGGTCTCGAAGGGCGGTCATCTCCTGGACGACCCCCTAGACCATAAGTTTCTTGGTCTCTTTCTCTACGCTCACTTTCATCAATCTGCTCACCTTCTGGTTCATATCCAGCAACCATCACAATAGGATTCTTAGCACCCATTGCTCTCAATTTATTTTTAATTAAGTTAGTTTTTGCATAATCGCCACGAGTATCTCTTTCCTTTTCTTTTTCACCACCTTTATCATCATAACCACAATCTACCTCTTCACCCAATTTTTTACCTCCTCTACGAGCAGTGAGAACAGCAGCAATCGCAGCCTGTCTTCTTTGCTCTTGCGTTCTTCCTGCAAGTTGCTTTGATGTTGATTGTTTAAAATCTCTGATTGCTGCGCCCATATCAGTTTTAGCAGTAATCTTCTCATCAAGTTGCTCACCTTCTAGTTCATTATGAGCCATCAAATTTTTAGGGGCAGGAGCAATTACAACTTTATTACTTGCCCCCTTAGGCATAGGTTTAATCTGCCTATCATTTTGGTCTTTACCTACTGCATCAGCAATAAATTCTTCCTTAGCAATATCAGAAGAGTAAGATTTTGCTTTGGCAGCTTTCATCAATCTATGAAGAGTTTGCATCTTTTTAATTTTTGCTTTCTCTTCGCTAGTTGCTGGTTTTTCTTTTACTTCGGTTTCTTCTTTAGCAAGAACTTTTTTACGAATTGCTCCAGCAACTCTATTACCTGCTTCTTGTGAACCATATCTCTTTGCTGCCGTTGCCGCAATCTTCTTAAACATTAGACCAGGCTTTCCTTCATCTCTTTCTTCAATATATTCAACTTCTTCTTTTGAAATCGCAGCACCACGAACATCTCTACGATGCTTAAGATACTTGTCAGTTTTATCTACTTTACCATCATTATTCACATCAGCATCTTCCTGACCAACTGGATCTAAACCTTTACCTGCCTTTACTTTAGCAGTATTTTCTCCTTTATTTTTTTCTTTTTCAGAATCTAACTGACGCTCACTCATTTCAACTGAAGCAATATTTGGATTTGCACGAAGTTCGGAAATCTTTTCACGAGTCGCATCACGAGTATATGTATTGCCAGTCTTCTTATCCGTTACAATAATATGATAAAGTCTTTCGCCTTTTTTATTAACTTTAGAATATAATTCTTTTAGATATTCAGTTTGCTCTTCTATACTAACTTCTTTTTTCTCTACAAAAACTTTATACAGTGCATTAACAACACTTTCCGTTGCCAATTCAGCACCATTAGTAAATTCTTCCTTTCTAATAGGTGCTGAAGCTCCCATCAACTTTTTCTTTGCAATCGCTTTAACTGCTCCAGTGGCAGAAGATGCATCCAATAGTGTTTGATATTCACGAGCAACCTGAGCAGGATTCATATGAGTCGCACCACTCAACTTTTTTCTAGCCTTATATTTAATATCGGAAACAAGCTGCGATGCTGCCTTTTCTATATCAGTATCACCAGCGGCGTGACCACGATGAGTTCCACCTGTAATTTGAGCCATGGAAATTCTTTACTTTACTTTTTTCTATATTTATTTATGAAATAACGAATATCATATGGTTTTCCTCCTGCTTGCAAATTCTCTTTTCCAGTTCCAATTGCTCCAGGAGTTTTATTTGCATAATTTTTAAATGCACCAAGAGTTCCAACTAAAGTATTTGGATGCATTTTATCTCTCATTATTCCATCAACTTTAACTTCAGTATATTCAGATAAATCTTTAATCCAAGATTTGAACATTATACCAGATTCTGTAACACAAATCAGATAATTTGTTCCTCTACGAATAATACGACCGACCAACCCAGTATTTAAATTCTCAACAATTTCCCCAATTCTAAAAATAGATTCGGTTAAATAATTTTCTCTTAAAGTTCTAAAATCAAACTTAGGAGCAATCTCCCAAATATCCCATCCTTCTTTAATGTTCATGGAAGCACGAACCGTATCAAAAAGTTCTAATGCATCCTTACGCTTCATATCAGGAGGAAGACCTTCTCTAAACTTACGGAAATCTCCTTCTGCAGCAGCAAGCCTCATTCTTGAAGCAGACATTCCTTCAACACCTTTTGCATCGGGGTCTCTATCTCCAGCAGAGACTACTTCAATATTATCAAATTGATAAAGTTGCCCATTATAATTACCTGATAGTTTTTCAAACTCTTTAACTCTATCAGATCCACCAACAATTCTGACATTCGCATATCCATCATTGTGTGCTTTTTTAAGAACATCAAAAATTGTTTTGCTGTTTGCGTCATTTACAATTCTCTCACTATGAGCAGGGAACATCCTTCTCATATAAGAAACTTTCGTATCTGCATCTAAAGGATTTTTCTTCTTATCCTGACTTCTAGAAGGATAGATTAAGTAATCTCCACCATCTGCTTGTGCAGATTGAGCAGCAACATCCATCAATTGTTGATGCCCAATCGTAGGAGGATTGAAACGACCAAAGGCAATTGTGAGAGTTCCTTTTGTTTTGGGAACTGGAGGAGGTCCGACCTGTTGCTGTGGTTCTTGTGCAACTGGTTGCTGTGCAGCAGGTTGTTGCTCTGGTGCTGGTTGTTGTTGAACTTGCTGTTGTGCCGCTTGTTGTTGCATTAATGCAGGATCATTATATCCTGGTGAAGCAATCGTCTTTTCCTTTTCAGTTTGTTTTGGGTCTTTTGCTCCTACTCTTTGACGCTTATTAAAAAACTTAAGTTTACCAAGTTCCGTTTTTGCTACAAACTCTCCCTGCTTATCATACCAACCACCATGACCATCACCAACAAGACCAAGACGTTGAGCTTGCTGAGATGCAGTTGTTTCTGAAATAAATTGGAAAAAACTTTTCATTCTTATTTTTTGATTCTATTATGAATGCTCAACATTATTGACTTTTCATTTGCAATAATATAGTTAAGACCATTCTTCCTAATCTTAATATATTTATTCTTTAATAAATCTGATTTATTATCTTTGATTTCCTTGTCAAGTGTAAAGTAAAAATACTTGATAAAATCATTGAAAACATCTTTTGGTCTTGACTTCTTAGTGGTAAAAACATCAAGAACATTATTAAGAAATAATTGGAGTTCTTTCATATTAGAAACATTCCAGGTTGAGCTTCCAAATAATTTCTTGGATAAAATCTATAAGATTTTCCCGAAGCAGTGGTTGAACTTGCCACTTCCATCTTATAACGAATTTGAATAATCAAATTGGTATTTCCACTTAGTTTTGAACCGTCTGAATTTGACTTATAAATTTCAATTTTTGGATCCCCAGAGGCATTAATTCTAGCATTAAATCTACTATTCGCAAGAATATCTCTAAATTCCCTATTTGCTAATCTGGTTTTAACTTTACCATTTCCTGTAAATTTTACAAGTTCAGTATTAATATCTCTAGAAAGACCGTAAATAATATAATCAGCAAATTTTACTTTGGTGCCAGTCTTATCTACAGTGTCCAATCCTTCATTTAACTTTTGTGTAGCATAAGTATAAACAAGTCTTGCTGCTTTCTTAAGATATTCGCCACCCCCAGTTGCCTTCGCATCATCTCTAGAGGTATATTTTTTAGTAAATATTTCTTTATCAAAGAATTCATCAATAAAATTTTGATACTTGTCAGCAATTGGAGAAACATCTAATCCCATTTCTCCAAAAATATTTAAAAATTTATCAAATCCTTGTCCAGAAACTTGGTGAAATTGCTCTCCACCTTCAACCTTAAGGGAATAATCAATATTTCTAAATTTTTTATCAGGATTTGTTGGTGAATTTACTTCAATCTTAACATCAGCTTTTGTGCCTTTTTGATCTTCAGTTCCTGCTGCAGTTACTCTAATAATATCTTGTCTAGCGTTAATTGATAATCCTCTTGCTTGGGCATTAAGTCTACTATGAGAATTTACAAATGCTATAGCACCATTTCTTAAATCAGAAACTTTAACCCAATTTACTCTGTTAGATAAAAAATCTTGTGCTTTTTTTGGAACAGATACTGAGACAGAAACAGTATCAATTACAGCACTACCAACATCATTGACATTTTTAATGTAACCACCTTTCATCATCTCAGTCAATACAATATCAACATCAGATCCACTGACTGTGGGTAAAATCTTGGCAGATTTAGTTTTTGCTCTTTTTACAAATCTGGCAGCAACTGCAGCAGCAAAAAATACTTCGAATAAGTCACCCCTATTTGCTGATATTTTTTCCGCCATCTGTTTTCATTTTATTTTTATTTAGTGTCTAAAATGGAGAATAGCGGACTCGAACCGCTGACATCCTGCTTGCAAAGCAGGCGCTCTACCAACTGAGCTAATTCCCCGAAAACCCCCGAAAGGGTTAAAAATCAAAGATTATGTTTTTCAATCTCACTATCAAGATTAGAAATCACATTACGAATATCAGTAATACGAGGAGGAACACTCAATTCATCATAAGTGTATCCTTTTTGTGCTTCAAATAGAACTTGACGAACTGCTGCGGCAGCACGAACATCCATTTTTACAGATACAGATTTAACCATCAGATGTCTCCCTCTTCACGATTTTCACTATAATAGACATCAAAGAAACCGTCAGGATAACGCTTCATCAGTTTATCAATATTGGTCTGAACAACCTCATCGAAAGAAACTTCCAAAGCAATACAAGCTTGGGCAACATACCACATAGTATCACCAAGTTCCTTAATCAAATGAGTGCGGGTTTCTTCATTCCAGGACTTACCCTGAAAAACCATTTTCTTCACAATCTCCATAAACTCACCACCTTCAGCATTAATACCAACGGCAGCAGTCAGAAGACGTTCAATATTTGCACCCTTCTCATCTAACTGAACCATACGATCAGACAGAGCAAGAAAATCTTTGGATGCATCAGAGGTTACGGCATCTACAAAGTTTTGGTATTTGTCAAAATCAACTTTTTGTGTCATGAAAATTTAAATCCCTCAAATGATTTTTTTGGTTTCTTTTCTTCGTAATTATACTCCTCTTCCTGCCCACTGTCAAGTATATCATTCTGTGCCGACTGCTCACAGTCATACAGTCTCATTTTGGCACGGTCAATACCAACAACAAAACGTTTGTAGATTGTTGGATCATTATATCGGTTCTTTAATTGCTTCACCATAATCTGTCCCAACCCCTCCAACTCTTCAGTACTAATAAGGGCAAACATAAGATCAGCAGTAGCAGGGAGACCAAAGGACTCACTAGTATCAGTAAGTTCAACATCAGAGTTGCCATAACCACTGCGGGTAGTCTGGGTAGCAGAGACAATGGGAACATTGAATTCCACTGCCAAACCGCGAAGTTCCTCTGCAATTGACTTGATATATGAATAAGAATTGATAGAGCTGTTTGCCTTATGCCTAGAGGAAGCACAAATATTAAGGTAATCAACGAAAATAATATCAGGTCTAAATGATTTCTTGAGAGCAAGTTCATTGAGAAGTGCCTTGAAATGACCAGCATGAGCAGAAGCAGTTGGGTATTCTTTAATGACTAAAGAACCTTGAGTCTTCTTTGCAATACTATTTACTTTCGTTTCAAACATTTGGCGTGGTAAATCAACCAGTTGCTGAATCGGGACATTGAGAAGGTTTGCGTCAATTCTTTCTGCAATTCGCTCTTCCGCCATTTCAAGAGTGATGTAGAGTACGTTCCTACCTTGTAACAACGCGGAACTAGCAACATGGCACATAAAGAGGGATTTGCCGACTCCCGTTCCAGCGAGAGCAATATTGAGAGTCTTATTAGGGAGACCACCTTTTGTGATTTTGTTGAAATATTCCAGATCAAATTCGATCTTATCTTCTTTGCGATGGTAAAATTCATAACGCTCCTCATAATTCTGAAGATAGTCATGCCCAATATTATTATCAAAAGATACTGCTAAGGCATCGGAAAGAATACTTGGAATTGCATCCCGATTCTTTTTCCCATCATTACCATCAGCAATATGAATTGATTCCATCAGAGCAAGATAAATTGCTCGGTCACGACACCACTTCTCAGTAGTATCTAGCAACCATTGTTTCTCCACTACTGAATCAGTTAGTGTTTCGCATATTTCACGAATATCTTTAATATCAGTCTCAGTTAAATCAGTCCTATTTTCAATCTCAATACCAAGTGCCTCTTTGGTAATTGCAGAATTATACTTGACAATAAACTGAACGATTTCCTCAAAGACTACTCTTTCAGACCTTTGCTCAAAATATTCAGGTTGTATAAACGGTATAACTTTTCTGGAATAATCTTCATTGTATACAAGGTTTCGGAGAATCGTAAGTTCAAGTCGTTCCATTATTTTAACTACAAATTTTTCTTATGGTGAGGTATGTCAAATACAAATGTAATTCTAGGTTCATCACCAATATTCACTGCTTTGTGTGGAAGTTTATTATTAAACCAAAAAAATGTTCCTGGTTCAATAATTACAACTTCATCACCAACAGTATACTCGTATTTTCCTTGAATAGAAAGATGATATCTATCTTTTGTAAGATAGTAGGTTCCCTCATCAATATGAGTTCCAACTATCTGCCCAACAGGAAGAGATAAAAAGGCACATCGTCTTAGTTTCTTAAATCTATCAAATACAAATTTAAGAACTTCAGTATGATGCTCATATGCTGGAGTCTTATTACATATTTCAGTATTTCCAACATATTCACCTTCTTTGGTAATACCACCCATAATTAATTGGAGAACATCGACAGTCACAGTATACTTATTAGAATCAAGTTGTTCAGTATCTTTAATATTTTTTTGAGATCCCCAATCTTCTGGATATTGCTCAAGTTGTTCTATGATTTTTGATACATCAACACCAGTTTCAATAATTCTAATGTTCTTCATGTCCCATAACTAAATTCACCTTTAGCAATCACATCTAATTTTTGCATTACTTCTTCAGTGAAATATTTTTCTGGATTTTTAAGAATCTCTTTTGCATAGAGTTTCTTACCATCCATCTCATAACGACCCGCAACATTTTTCCAGAGTCCGCCGAGTTCCCCGAGTTCCAGAAGACCATAATAGCGATCAAGACCGCGCTCATCATAAAATAAACGGACTTCAACGTCTTGGTTCTCCCTACTTAAACGCGACTTAGCAGTCTTTGCTTTGATAATGTTTCCAATGACTTCTGTACCATCTTTCTCTTTTTTCTTTGAGAGATGAATAATGGTAGAAGCAGCATACTTAAGACCGCTGCCACCTCCCATCTCCTTAGTAGGAACATAAGCACCGATGACATCATAGGTATGATTTGTTACAATCATTGGAATGTTTGCCTGACCCAATTTTAAGGTAAGCATACGAAATGCACCTTTAATCAGTTGAGATTTGGTCATGTCCCGAACTTCTTTATCATTCAGGGCATCGTTAATCTCCTTACTCGTGGAAAGCATACCCAAAGAGTCTAGCACAAACATACAGGGATTGCGCTCTCCTTCAGGTTTTTTTAAGTAAAGGTCAACTGCTTTAAGTGCTTTACCACGAAACTCTTCTACTGTGACAACATTAACCACGACAAGGCGTGATGTGTCAATGCCGCGTGATTCCAAGAGTGACTTTGTAATGGCAGCCTCAGTATCAAAGTAGAGGCAATAACCATTGGGGTTAATATCAAGAAAGTTCTTAACCACGGCGAGAGAGAAAAAAGTCTTTCCAGTAGAAGACTCTCCAGCAATAGCAGTAATCTTATTCCCAGATACACCACCAAATATACTACCTGAAACCAGTGCATTAAAAATGTACGAACCCGTGTCAACATAAGTCTCAGTCTCATCAATATCGGAAGCAAGTTGTGTATACTCACCACCAATTTCTTTTACAATGTCCTTAAGAAAATCCATCACTTTTCTCCAATAAAAACATAATTTGGATTTTTAAGTTTAAAAGAATTTACTTCTTCTTGAGTTTTAAAGAACTTAAAAAGAGTAGAATTAGAATAATCTTTAAATTGATACTTAACTTTAATTAAATTTTTCATCAGCATACCATCCCATATTCTTCACGAAGTATTTTTTTATAAGGTAAACCTTGTTCTTTAAGTTCTTTTACAAGTTTAAGTTTATGGTAAAGAGCACCATCACCACCAAATCCAAGTGCTTTTACAATAGTATCAAGTTCTTTATCATTAATAGGCAAATCCATTAGGCAAAAAATAATTCAAGGTTTACAGTTTTTTCCACATTCCACCCAATTGCATCTAAGATTGATTTAAGTGGGTCTACAAAACTCTTTTCAAATTGTAAGTCATAGTCTATGTATTTGTCAAGACCAAGTTCCTTAGGGAAATCTTGAATAAAAGAAATCACATTCTCTTGAATAATGTTTGGTTTTTTCAAGAAAATAAACTTGACTTTCTCTCCATTACCAATGAGAGAATACTTATTAGTAAGATTTTTATTCTTAATATAATAATTGAAAAGAAGTGCTCCACGAATATGAATTGGAGTTTTGGGAGCATAAATGTTTGATGAAGAATAATATTTCCGAACATCAGAAGCAGTTCTTGGGAATGCAATCTGTTCTGGAGGAAGTTTTTTGAATTCAGAACGACACTTATCAATAAACTCAATTACCTGCTCTTCAGTTCCACTCATCATCAGTTTCAGACCATCCTTAATCATCTGACGACAAGGTGCTGGAGTGGAAGATTTAACTGCCTCAATACCCATCATTTTGAGTTTGGGTTCTTCGTAACGAACACCCTCACTATCCCAAACATTTAGAATGTATCGCTTCTTAGCAGTCCAGATTCCACGATCGGCAATATTCTCCCGCTTCATCTGCATCTTCTGGTCATAGGCATTTACATAGTCCGCCAGTTCTTGGTAGCAACTTTCAATATGTTTTTCAAGTTCCACCTTAGCGACCTTATCAAGGAACGAAACAACGCCTTCAGTAGTTTTCTCTCTTCCCTTGTATACAGTTTCAACCAAAGGACCCATATTAAGGTAGATAGAATCAGTATCCGAAGCAATAACATAGTCAACATCATTTGTCTTAAGAATTTTGTTTAGGTACTTGTTAATTTTATCTTCAATCCAACGAATTGAAACTTGACCAGAAAGAGTAATTGCCTCAGCATTTGCTAGTTTAAAATAACGGAAGTACTGATTGCCAATAGCACCATAAGCACTATTAAGTTGAATCTTCCTTGCCATTTGAATGTTGTTACACCTTGCAATTTCCTTTTCCAGTTCTTTTGTCTTTTTCTTCTCATATTCTTGTTTTGCGGCAAGCATCTTCTTCTTGTAGACGGTACGATCTTCGTAAATCTTTTCCATCAATTCTGGAAGAAATCCGCGAACATCTTTACGATACATTGCACCATTTGCACAAACTGCATAATCCTTATACATTTCAAAATTGATTTCTTGATTAAGAATTTTATCTACAGTTACAGAAGGGTGCCTCTCTTCCAAAAGTGTTTCTGGTGAAATATTGTATTGCATAATCAGATGCGGATATAGACTGTTAAGGTCAAAGTTCACTACCCAATCATAAACACCAGGAATCGGTTCTTTTACATAAGCACCAGCATACTTTGAATCCTTATCAGACCTCACATTTGGAGGAATCACAATATTCCTTTTTTTCAGATAGTTGTAGATAATCGTATCCCACATCCGAACTTGAGAAAATACATCAGCATAGTTTGCCTTAGCATCATATGCCATAGTCAAAGCAAGTTCAATTAGTTTCATCTTGTCTTCCAATCGGTCAACAAGTTCCACGTCAATGATGTTATATTCTACAAACTTCTGCCATCCTTTGGTATAGAAATCTTTGAAAGTATCAAACTCAGAGTGGTCTAGTTTTTTTGACCCAAGTTCAACATTGGCAATATGGTCAAGGCGATAAGATTCCTGTGCCTTATAAGTAAATTTCTTATAAAGATTCAGATAGTCAAGTTGACTGATTCCACCAATATCATAGCAAATATGCTTACGCCCAGAGATAAATGTTTCACTTTCAGTCACTAGTCCCCATGGAGACATGCGCTTCATCAGTTTTTCACCAAGAACACGATCGATACGACGAACCAAATATGGAATATCATATAGTTCACTATTCCAACCAGTAATGACTTCTGGAGTATTCTCCTCAATCATCCACCAATTGATAAAGTCATTTAACAAATCGTGCTCGTTAGTAAAAGAACGATATTTTACATTACTCTGCTGATTATTAAACTTACCAAGACCCCAAGTACGAATCTGCTTCGTATTATAATCCTGAATCGTGATAAGCAACACTTCTTCGGCAGCACTTTCTACATCAGGGAATCCATTCTCTGATGCAACCTCAATGTCAATTGTAGTTACTTTGATTTTATTAATGTCAAACTTAACTTCATCTTCAGGATAAGTTTCAGAAATGTATTGATAGATGTATCGGTCATTTCCATGAATTGAAAATCCCTGAACATCATTATATTTTTTAATAAATTCCCTACACTCTCTTACAGTTCCTGGTTGAATTGGTTCAACAGATTCGCCATTCAGAGTTTTGTATTCGGTATTCTTTTTTGAAGGGACAAAAAGAGTCGGGTAAAACTTCTCACGAGTCATGAAATGTTTACCATTTTCATAACCACGGACCAAGAAGTGATCCCCGACCATTTGGACGTTTGTATAAAAGCGCATTATGCAGTCAGTTCAAGATACTTTTCAACAATTTCAGGTTTAGGATCTACAATAGTTAGAATACTATCAGAATGAATCATCATTTCTCTTTGGTCAGTTACTTCTGGCCAAGGAAATAGTTCCCCATCAGAATTAATTTGATAAGGATTAAGAAGTCGGCAATCAGGTTCACCGAGTTCCGAAGGGACTTCCTCAATCTCAGTAACAATTACATTATCAACCTTCAGTAGAAGGCACTTCACTGTTTTGGACATTTACTTTCTCCTCATACATTTTTTTAATGGTTGTGATTGGTTCTACGATAGTAACAATCCAATCAGGAGGAACTGGAATTTGTTTGTCACTTGTCAGAACAATCCATGGAGACAAAGAAATCTCAACATCTGCTCCATCAGATGCTTTTTGTTCCTCAACTAAAAGAATAGATTTCCTAATCTCAATTTTATGGGGATTATCAAAAAGATATCCACAAACTTTATCATCAGAAATCAGTTCTTTGGCATCAGAAATAACTGTCTCACCTGATTTTAATAGTGCTAGTTTAATTGACATTTTTCATATTTTCCCTACACACATTATAGCAAAAAAGAAGGGGAGCGTCAACTGGATTTTGCCAGTTGCTCCCCTGTGGCTTAGCGACGACGATATTCAATTCTATTTATTCACCACCAGAATCACCAGAGGCGCCGCCAGAACCACTATCAGTATTCAAAGCACAAACTTTCTTTTTTGGTGCCATTTTATAATCAACCGTTTTACCATAACAATTTTCTTTCGGTTTCACATATTTGGCAGTCGCACCAAAATCACCAATTTTTTCATTCAGAATCTGAACGAACTCCTGAAACGATTTCATATACCTTCTTCTTCTGATGTTCTGGAATAACTCTATTTAGTTTAATAGTGAGTAATCCATCCTCAAAAGAAACATCCTTAACTTCTACATCATCAGAAAGAGTCCAGGTGCGGGTGAATGCTCTCTTTGCCAATCCTTGATGTAGATACTCATCATTAGAGCTACCAGATTTCTTTGCTTCCACAAAGAGTTTATTCCATTCCGTAGTGACTTCAATATCTTCTCTTTTATATCCAGCAAGTGCAATTTCCAATCGGAAATCAACATTACTTTCTTTAACTAGATTGTATGGTGGATAGTTGGTATGCGTCTCAAACGCAGTATCAAACCTTTTAAACCACTCATCCAATCCGATGCTGTTTTTCTGAATCTCCAGCAGATACTTTGCAGTTTCTGGCACTGAGAGTGTAAGCGAACTTGTTCCGAACATAATAGACCTCCTTAAAGCGTCTGTAAGTTAATAATGTCCCCGAAGGCAACATCATTATTATATATTCAGAACATAAAAAATGGGGAGTGTTGTTCTCCCCACTTTTTTATTCGGTTTCCTCTTCTGTACGTTTTTTCTTAGCACCAATATTATACTTGGTCTCTAAAATCCAATCTCCTTTGTCTTTATATGCAAGGACTTTGATTTGATTGAGTGGTGCAATATCAGAAATCTTAGAAACATCAACAATTTCTACAAGACCCCAATCTGCAATCAACTGAGCAATACGATTACGACGCTGAACATCATTTACCGTAAGATTGGCATGTTTGCCATCAAGAGCAAACAGTTCTTTAAAATGTACAAGATAATATCTACCTTGTTTGTGTAGAATATGGCAAGATTGATAGATTTTCTTTTCCTTGCGTGAAGCAACTCCGATACGGGTCAAAGTCTCACGAACCTTTAGAAAGTCATCAGGTTCGTTAAGAATCACTTCCACCATTTGGTCGGGCGTCCACTTTACTTCAGGTTCTAGAACGACACTCATTTTGTTCCTCCAGTTTCAAATTTCGATTTAATAAATGTTAGTTGTTCTTTGGTAAGAATCCTCAAAGCCTGTTTTGCCTTTTCATTACTATAACCATAGTAACGTTTAACATAATCAAGATCTTTGATTGTATCTTTACGGAGCCAAGGAGAAAATCTCTTTTTAACTCTCAGAGTATTTATAAAAAAGTCATACTGCATCTTTTTGGGAAGAAAATGATATTGATTCATTTCATTTGCAAACATCAGACAATCAATATGTCCAGAGAGGCATCGATTGATGATATATGGAGCATAATCCTTCTCAAGTGAAGGATCTTCATCAATCAGATTCTTCTTCGTTTGATTGATTGAGTTTAACCAGTCCTTCAATTCCATAATTAAAAAGCAAGAGTTCTTTACGTTGTTTTTGCTCACGCATATATTCACCAACGGAACGCATCGTATAAGTCAGATCAAACTCAGCAGCGTTCCAGTTCTTAAACCTATCCTTTACAAGTTGGTCCGTATTATAACTTACCAGCATATCCATATTGTTGGAATTGCAATCAGCAGCAAACTTATCGTGATCAAATCCTTTATGCATTGATCCCTTTCTGCCATAGAGATTATCCTTAATGTCATAAGGAGGATCGAGATACATAAAAGCACTCTTGTTTCCATCCATCAGATAATCATACGAATAATTAGTTATACGCCAATTCTCAATTATCTTAGAATACCCAGGCAACTTTTCAATCCCCCGCAAGCTGAAGTTAGAGTTGGATGCTTGTTCTGAAAATGAAGAACTCTCTGTGAGACCACTGAATGAACACTTATTAACAACATAGAAAGCCACAGCACGATCGAAACTTGACACATCTTCGTCATTGATCTTCTCCTTAGAAACTAAGAAAAGTTGTCTTGCTTTATCTGGGGTATTGCAAGTGCTTTTAAGAGTTGTAAGTGCATTGGAAAGATCAACACCGAAGATCTGGAGTTGCTGCCAGAAGTTTACGAGAGGTTCATACAAATCATTCACCCAAATATCTAGGTTAGGATACTTTTTGGTGATGTAAATTGCAACACTTCCTCCACCAAGAAATGGTTCACGAAACTCATCATAGTTTCGTAAGTCGGGGAAGTAAGGTCCCATCTTTTCACAAGCACGGGACTTACCACCTGGGTAGCGTAAAGGAGTTTTCAGGGATTTCATATTACCACTCATTAGATTCATCCTCCCATTTGTAAAGTTCATCAATAATTTCATGATATAGTTCTCTTACTTGTTTTTTAGGTGCTAGAGAAACATTTTTAGCGATATATTCAACATCCCTCTTATCAATAACAATTTTTAATCCAGATTTTTTGAGATTTTTTTTAGCATTAAAATTTTTAAGAGCATTTTTAAAAGACACAATACCAAAATGACGTTGAGTTTGATCAATCAAAATCATTTCATCAAACTTTTTTTCAGGAAAATTATTATTTACATTTCCTTGAAAATTTTTAAGGGTGATTTCTCTAGTATTAAAAGTTTTATTAGTTTGAAACAAATGATCTAAACCTTTTGCCTCTAAGCGCCAAATTTCTTCATTTACTTTAGTAGTAAAGTCGTGACCCAGAGTATCATCTAACCCAACATAGATTAAATTTTTACTAGTCTTTTCAATTGCCTTTTCAATGATAAGAGCACGACTAAATTTTTGCCCTCCAAATCGAAGGCGGCGAGTGTATTCAACTACACCCATTACCATTTCAAAATCAAATTCAATTTTAGTTTTCATAATCTTTAGGATGATACTTCAAATACTCTCTAAAAGTAAGTTTCATTTCTTTCTGCGTCATACCACAATGCTTTGCGGCAGCAGGAACAGTCATTTTGGCGCGAAAGAGACCTTCATTTGCCTCTTTTACATTTTCAGGAGTTGTTTTTACAGGAATCTCATAAAGAGATGCCTTATCAATTTTAAGCAAACTCATTTAAATTCACACTCCACCATAATTTCAGTCAGTGCTGCTAAGATGTTAATTTCCTGATCAGCCACGAACGCAATTTGGTATTGGTACTTAGCAATAATAAGAACGGCAGCGGGGATAGATTGGGGTGAAAGGCAATTATAACAGGAGTCATAAACCCTGCGAAGAATGAGAGAAGAATCATTGTCCAAGTTGGCGACCACCCACTTTCGGACTTCAGGAAAGTTCTTATCTTTGAGATGAGTAATGAGATCATTTACGGCAACGTCAGAGAAAGACGCGAGAATACCACTATCTATCTCACCACCGACAGAGTACCTTTGACACTCATTAAGAACCCTACGCCAATCAGGAAAGTGTTTATTAATCAGTTCGGCAAGGACTTTAGGATCGTATCGTACACCTTCTTCATCCAAGATGTTTTGTAGACGCTTGAAGAAGGATCCTGCCAATGAGGTTTTTTCTTTCCCTTTGATTCCAAACTCAACGACCGCACATCGGGAGTGGAGGGGTTCGATGATTTTGTTTTTATAGTTGCAAGTGAAGATGAAGCGGCAGTTACCAGCAAACTCCTCAATAAACGCCCGTAGTAAGAGTTGTACGTCGTTTCCTGTGTTATCTGCTTCGTCAATAATGACGACTTTGTGTTTAGCATCTGACGAAAGCGAAACGGTCGAAGCGAAGTTTTTCGCATTGTTTCTGACAGTATCGAGGAATCTACCCTCGTCGGATCCATTGATGACATAATAATCTACTCCTAACTCATTACATAATGCTTTTGCCACCGTTGTCTTACCAACTCCTGGAGGACCAGCAAGCAGCATATTTGGAATTTCACCTTTATTTAGAAAATCACTAAAGGTTTTCTTAATATTCTCTGGGAGAATACAATCTTCAATAGTTTTGGGACGATACTTTTCAACCCAAATAAAATCACTGTTCATAATCAAGTCCAATCAGTTTTTTCAAATAACAATCTGGGACAACTTCCCACCATTCATTCCCGTCAAAAATATACACCGTGTATGTATCCTTGTCAAGAAAGAAGTCACCTTTTTGGTATTTCATACCCATTCAGGTTTGCGAGAAGGAATGCGGAGATAGTTGTCCGCAACCCATGGTTTAGAAGCAATATACATTTTGTATGCAGTGAATGTATCAATGCTTTCATCAAGTTTGTATTCGTCAGGCATAGCACGAACGAATGGAGTCACATCAGTAATCTTTCCTTTGGGGAAAAGATAGTATGCAGCAAGAAGAGTATTATAGCACGAATGAGTTTTACCATAACGAACTGCATACTCATCACACAAATTCATCCCGTGTTTAATCAACCAGTAAGCATTGTGAATGGACTCTGCTGCCCATTTGGTACAGGGATGATTACGAAAAGCACCCTTCTCAGTTGCATAGGATGTACCATCTGCCTTGGGAAGAGTGCCATATCCATGACCCCATTTTTCGGATGCTACAATGGAAAGCATTTGACAGCACTCCAGAGGCATTTTGACGATGTGTTTATCGGGAAGACAGAGAGCACTTTCTGCAGGCCAAGGAGAAGTTACAAAGATGTTCATAATTAAAAGCAGAACTTTTTCAAAAAATAAAGGACTTGTTCGGGTTTATCTTCTAGGAAATACGCTTCTGATTCGTATACAGGATATGCATTTCCAACCTTTACAGAACGAACTACATCATTCATTTTATAAGGATCTAGAGAAACATTTACACCTAATGGTCCCTTTTTACATGCTTGTGCTACATGAACTGCTTCATGATAGACTGTCTCATTTACATAATAATTAACTGGACTGACACCATTTTTAATATTATCCAAACAAATTACAAAATTAGGAGTTTGCACAATTCCCATCAATTCCTTATTACGGCAGATGGAAGCATTCTCCTTTATATTATAATTTCTCTGCATAATACTACTAACAATTTGTTGTCCAGTAGGAGTCAAATAGAGAAGAAATTGAATCATCCGAAAGTCGAATCAGGTTCCAGAGCAATATAATAGCAGAGATTGTACTTCGGATTCGTAAACTGTGACAGAAGTTTTTTTGACACAACCACGTCGTAGGCACCAGGAATAATCTTGATGTTTTCCACTTTGAAGTTGAAAGTAAACTCTTTGTCAGTTTCACCAACCACAATGGCATATTCGTTGGAAGTATCGTTCTTCTTATCACGAACCACCAGTTTAATGACCCCATTCTCACCTACAGCAGAAAGGTCAGGAAGTTGATACACTGCCGCTGCCTTAACTAATTTTTCCAAAGAAGTGCTGTCCAATTGGAAGCAAACGTCTTTTGAAGGAAGTTGAATCTCTTTATCGGGAGGAGAAATAATCACATTAGGGTCGGCATAAAAATACTTTACCCGACGCCTACCTTCTTTAATACTAAGATAAGATTCTTCAGTAAAGTCAAGGTCAGGGTCCTGATGAAGACTCAAACCGTTGAGAAACTGGTTAAGGTCATAAATTGCAAAGTCACGGGGAAACTCTTCGCTAATATCTGCTTCAGCAAGAATGTTTTTGGCAACAGAAATCGTGCGGAGACGATTACCACTCTTCACAAGAATAGAATTATTAATTCCAGCAAAGTTCTTGAGAAGAGCGAGAGTATTGTCAGAGAGTTTCATAGTTTTGTTTTGAAGTTTCATAATCAGCGGAATTCAGTAAGACCATTATCTTTTCGAGAATAATGACCATCAAAGTGAAGCAGCAGCATAGCATAGTGAATCACTTTAAGAAGGTCACGTTTGTTACGACCATCCTTATCACCGTAGCGACTGCCATACTTAAGAATATTTGCCTGACAGAAACCTGCGGCAAGTTTTTTTGCTGCCATCAAATCAATCGTTTGAATGTCAGCATATCCATCTTGGTCACCACAGTAATGACCGTGATAAGTGCTGGTTACATAATCCTCAACTTCTTTAAGGATTTTATCTTCATTGTATTTCCAGAGATGATTTGTAGATTGTTCAGGCATATTCACAGGGGTTTTGTTAATGTCAATTAGTCCAGTTTCACTATTAAGAGTCATAGTGAATTGATTATAGTCATCCATAATAAGGGGAAGTCATAATTAACCTCCCCCAATTATATCAAATATGGGGGGGATAGTCAACTTTCTCAGGTGCCTCTTCAGTAGGCATCTGGAAGTCAGCATCCACCTTATCATACAGTTCCAAGAACGATTGCTTGGTCTCATCATCAAAGCGGTTTACACACACTTGGATTGCCTTTGCCTTGTCTTGGAAGATGCTGTAGGCACGGATGATGTGGACCAGACGGCGGGTGCTGATGATTTCTTCAATACCACCATCGTAGAAGGTCTTGCGGATAATGTCTGCCCAATCAACCAGGCGCTTGCAGAAGTCACGGTCTTCTACACCAAGGTCCAGAGCGATGCCTTCCAGAATCTTTTGCTCAGTAGCAGGAGCAGGATACCCTTGCTCAAAGGTCACAGGGAAACGCTCAAGGAATGCCTCATTGAGAACGTTGGTGCCGATAAAGCGACCGTCATCAGAACCCTTACCTTTGGTGTTTGCAGTGGCGAACACGTTGAAACCAGTGGCAGGTTTCACGAAGCGACCAATCTTTTTCAGGAAGACACCCTTACCTTCCAGAACAGACTGAAGGCACAGAATTTTGTTAGAAGCAAGGTCAATCTCATCCAGAAGCAGAATCGCACCACGCTCCAGTGCCTCAATCACGGGACCATTGTGCCAGACAGTCTCACCATTCACCAGACGGAAACCACCAATCAGGTCATCCTCATCAGTTTCAATAGTGATATTGACACGAATCATCTCACGCTTGAGTTGAGCACACGCTTGCTCCACCGAGAACGTTTTACCGTTACCCGACAGACCCGTAACGAACGTAGGGTAAAAGATACGGGACTGAATAATTTTTTTAATATCGTTAAAGTTACCAA